GCGAAGTGTCCATCGAATTCATCTTTGAACCATTGGAATTCAGCATTTATTGATTTTGCTCTTAGGAATTCTTCTACTCGATTATCACCATTTTTGGAATCGTATAGAACTACGATTTCATCTTCATGTCTTTTATGTTTTAAAAGAAATGGTATGAGTTTTTGTATTTCTACAAACTCATTACATACTGTAATTGCGTAACTTATTTTCATATTGTTGTATTATATAACTAATATACGAAAAATTATTCATTTAAACAAACATTATCGTATATTTTTTTGTGTTCACTATCACTGCCAACTATCTGATTATCAGTTAGTTAAGTTATTACCTTCATCGTTACGTTTTCTTTCAGCGGCATCTGCTTCCAACTTTCTTCTTTTCTCTCTCGTATCAACCTTATCAAAGTTACCGTAATTGTAATTTACTACTTCAATACTTTTAAGTTTTAAAAGGTCAAATGTTCTATATGCTTCCCTCAAATCAGGGTCAGATTTAATTTCTGATGTATAGAACGCCTTAGAATTCTCATTTATTTGAATCTTTGCTAAATCTAATTTTTTAACTTTAGATGCGGTGGATACTACTTCATCATTTAATCTTGCCATTTCCAAAATATCAGTTAAAGATAAATTATCCAAAGATAATCCATGTAGTTTAGCTTTTGAATCTGCTACTCTTGGCCATTTAGGTTGTAATACAAATACCATATACCTTTTTAAATCTCCGTCTTTAGTTTTGTATCTAAACTTAATCATCTGCCCTCTTTCTATCTTACCCCTAAGTACAGGAGTGGCATCTGATGTTTTTCTTAAATGTGAATTGTAATATCCTTTTTTGTTTGCCATTATTTAACTTTCTTTAATTTAGGTAAATTTATCTTAGGTTCAGTTTTGGATTTCTTTTTTAATTTAGGTAAAGTTAACCCAACTGATACAGGAACTTCATCCGCTCCTTTTAAATAAGTATCTAGCAACTCTTCCATTTTTTCAAATGAGAAGTTATCTTTTGTATATTGTCTATGTTTTCTAGATTTCTCCAAATAAGGTTTGTAGTTTTTAAACATATCTTTCATAGTTCCACCAGCTACAGAATAATCAATTGTAAACCACTTAGAATCCTCTAATAAGAACTTACTTGATGCTGATTTATGTACATTATCCATCGTACCTGTAATACAAGATACATAATCAGGATTTAAGAAATCCATATGACCACTAAAAGCTGATACTACCATTGGTTTACCACTAATAGTTGCTTCTAATAAAGGTCTACCAAATCCTTCACCTCTCGTAAATGAAACGTGAGCTTTTACCTTTGGGTGATTATATAATGCGTTTATTTCCCAATCACTTAAATCTGAATGTAATAGATATACATTAGGTAATCTCCCACCTATTGATTTTTTATAATTAGTGATTAGTGTTCTGATTCTATCTCTATCAGGTAGTGAAGTACCACCACCACTTGTTTTTAAAATCAAAGCAGGTGGATTCTTTTTATCTTTAAATGCATGTAAGAATGTCCAAACCAATCCACTTACATTTTTTCTATCTTGTTGGAAATCTCCATTTAACCAATGCCCTACAAATAAGAAACAAAATGATTCTTTAATATCTTTAAGAGCTTTATCAACTCTTTCTTCAGATGGTGCTTTATTATCATATACTTCTAAATCAACACCTTCAAATAAAACTTCAATATCAGTTTCTAATTGTAATTTACCAACCAACTTCCCACTATTCTCTTCTTTCTTATCAAATACAGTATTAGTAGAAACTCCTTTTGTAAAGTTAGAAGATACCAATACTTTATCCATTCTATTCATACCCTCTAAACATTCAGCAGGCATTACAGTTGTTTCAACACCAGCGGTTACACCAATATTGTATTTACCTACAGGATGAAATTCATTTGGAACAGTTATCTGAATCCAAACATCAGGTTTAGGTTCACCCTCTTTTTTTGGAATATATATCTTTTCTAACAAATCATCATCTTCACCTTGTTTCAATGCATCCATTGGACAATTACCCCATCTTTGAGATAGTATCTTTACTTCCCAATCAGGTCTTACTGACATCAGAGCTCTTACGAAATCTCTACTTCTTGAACCATACCCACTCCTCGTAGATATTGGACAACTAATTACACATACTTTTTTTATATTTTCCATAACACTATATCTTTTTTAGGTGAATAATTTTTTAATGTGGTATCTATTGCTTCAATGAATCTCTCACCCATTAGTTTTGAGGTCATACCAGCTTCTTTTGATTTCATCCACTCTGAACCTTCCAATCCACACTCAACTCTTCTATCTTCTTTAGTATCATACCACTGTCTGATTGCTTTAGATACATCTTCATATGAACATCTGTCATCAAAGATGTATGGAGTTGGTGGTGAACCTTGTAATGAACGGTTAGTTGGCCATACAGGAATCACCCAACTACCCCAACTTAAATTTTGTGGTAACTTCTTTTTATCATGTAACGAACCTAACTCAACATATTGGTCGGCAGTGATATACTTACCATCAATAGTAAAATTACATTGGTCTTGTAATCCACCTGTAACATTAACAATGATTGGTGTTCCTGCATTTACAGATTCACAACTGGCCAATCCGAATCCCTCATTAGATGCAATATTAAGATTAACATCACACATATTATATAATATATTCAAATCATCAGTACTAAATGTAGAATGTGTAAATTGTACATCATAGTCAGGACAAATATTTTCAATAACCTGTACCAAATCAGTTCCATTTGAATCTACTGGTTGTGTATGTAACATCAATAAACAGTTATCTGATTGTTCTTTTGTTAATCCATCACAAAACTCTTTATATGCGAGTATAACATCACCTGGACTTTTTCTTCTGATATTACGATTGTTCCATAATGCTATGAAGTCTTTATTCTCTGGAACGTTTAGTTTAGTTCTCATATCTAAGATGGCCTCTTTACCTTCTTTTGTATGTTTGATTGGTTTGAATTTTTCAGATGTACCATGTGGAATATATTTCATTTGCCAATCTTTATAATCCATACCATATTTTTTCATAACCCTACGATTAATACCGTATGTTTGTTTTGAGATACTCATAAGTAAATCACAACTTCCATAGAACGGAGCGTTCCACATTGGGTCTGGTAAATCATCCCATATGTTTAGATACATAATTGGAACGTGTTTACGGATTTCATCTTCCATATTATACAACCATCCCCAAAAACGTGGGTCTGTAAAATGTAATATGGCATCAACAGGTTCATTAATTAAAATGTTTCTAATTAATTCAGGATTACCATAACCACTTGATGGTATAATTCTAACAGATGCATCTTCTATTCCTGCTTCTTTTTTTACATCATCAGATACATCGAAGAACTTCCCCTCATCAGGATGTTTCACCGCCGCTCCAACTTGTAACCAATCGTATTTATGTGCTGTATGGAGTACCATCTCCTTAGACATAGTAGCGATACCACTATGTAATCTTAAATCATCTGATAACAGAAGTATAAGAGGTTTCTTCTTTTGTTTACTCATAACTTATTTCTTTTGTAATAAATATAATAATTAATTTATATAATTGACTTTTTTACTAAATCTTTCTAACATCTTTTCAAAGTGTTTTTGTTCTGATGGTTTGATACCACCAAAGTAAAACAATTTATCTGCGTGTTTCACAACACAATCATACTGATGTAACGTTTGGGTTGGGTGAAATGGTTTAGAATAATATTCATCACTCATACCACTATATAAGTTTCTAACTGTATGAGCTGGATTGTATTCAGTATATCTAAATCCAAACTCTAATGCATACTTTCTTATATATTTCTCACCACCATTTTTATTACCTCTCGTTATAATATTAACATCAGTTCCTAATTTTTCTTTTATTGTGTACAGAAACTCTCTTAACTTTCTAACGTTCTCATACTTCGGTGAGCTCAGTATTGCTACGTTCATCTTTTTGTTGTTTTTTAAGTTGCTTTTGTACCCGTTTCCAATATCTTTTTGTAAGACTTTTCTTAAACCAGTTCGGACCACCATTCCAAGCTCGTGCGATTTCTTCATATGTACTATTTTTGTTGTGATATCCATTCACAATGTGAAACATTTCAATTGATTTCTCTCTACTCCATCTATCCTCTAATGTATATTCTAATTCAGATTTCTGAATCTTTAATATACGATTTACCTCTCTAACCATAATTGGTCTGATTTGTAAACATCCTACCGCTTCCTCTTTTTTACAATAAGCAGAATCATTACCTACACTCTCAACCATAATCATCGCTTGAATCAATGGGTCAACATCTAAGGTATATGTTGGTTTTACGAATGTGGGTTCAACTACTTTCACCTCAATCTTAGTTGGTTCTATTGGTTCAACTTCGATTAGATGTGGTTGTGTACCACCCAATCCTAACGAAACAGGTAGTAATAATAACATTAACTTTCTCATACTTTATGTCTATTTTCTTTTGGGCATTTATCGTAATCATTCTTAAACGGACACCATTTACAATTCTTATTGTTCTTACCAGCCATAGCAGGATACTCTGATTCGGTTCTGTATGAACCATCTTCATTGAATGAGTTTCTAACGAAATCTTCGAAACTCTTAGTAATCTTATTTAAGGTAGGTTTACCACTAGCAGGTTCAAATGTTTGTACTCTCTTCTGAGCGAACATCATCCCTTCCATCAACCTACGTTTTACGATAAAGTACTTTGTACTGATTTTATCAATTGGATAACCATATTGTTCTGATAAAAACTTTTTATATAGAACTAACTGAGCCGTTTTGGTTTTATCCGCCTTCTGCCATTTGTTCCAACCTTGTGTGGATGTTTTGATATCCCAAATCTGTAGTTTGTTTTCGTATGTATCTTCGAATACTAAATCTAAGAACCCCATCATATATACATTATGTGATTCTAATGCCTTAGAGTATATTGGTAATTCGATAGCCACCAATTTCATATGACGGGTATTGAAGTAATCCAAACGATTCTTTGTAACGAAGTTTAAGATATTGATTCCATCTTCTAAGAACTCTTCCATCTGAGATGGGTTACTGAATTCTACAGATGTTTGGTCTCTCATCTTTTTATACTCAACAACCATACTTTCGTATAACATCTTACCTAAATCTAACTCACCAGCTTCTTTAGGAGATTTGTTATACAGTACATCTAACCACTCTTGTAGTGTTTCATGCATCGCAGTCCCAAATACAAGATGTATGGATGGGTCGAATGTTCGGAGTCCATCCATATAGTTCAACTTCCATTGATGAGGACAGTTGGCATACATTGTATATTGGGAATACGATACTTTTTTATCAGTAGGTTGTGGTTCTCTTACCCCAAGTCTAAAGACATTATTTATCTTTGTGTCTTTCATATAGTTATATCTATTATTACAGTACTAATATACGAAAAATTATTCAATATACCAAATTTTAATGTTATTAAATTGTTAAGTTTTTGGAGTATATAAATTATACTTTAAGGTTAACTCATCACCTTCTTTGATGTCTACTAAAGTTCTAATGTGGTAGTTACCACTTTTCTGTACATCTATTTGTAAGTTAGGAGTTTCACTATGGTTGATAAAACCACCTAATGGTGTTCTAATGAATCCATTTTCTGATGCAATATCAATAATATGTGTTAATCCTAAATCTGTATCAGATTTAATATCTTCTACTGCGAATAAACCCAATCCTTCAATCCCAGATTGTTTGATTGTTACTTCCTTTGGAAGTGGTCTATAAGTCATACGACTACTTCGCCCATTTTTTACGTTGTACAATCTGAGAGATAATTCCATATACTGATAAATCTTCATAAGTATCTTGAATGTTCTCACCAACCTCATCTGGTTGTCCTAATACAACTAATTGTTTTAATCTCTGAATCTTATCATTCTTTCTGAACCATAACCCAACTAAAGATAATTTTATATCTTCATCAGATTCTAAATTAGTTCCAACTGAGATATTACCTGGTCCGTAATTCCTTTGTTTCTTACAAAAGGTTACATACATCTCATCTAATATCTTTTTGAACTCCTTTGTAGTTTCAGGATATAATCGTTCACAATATTGAATTGCGTTTTCTTTCTTATCTTCCTTAATAGTTCTTTCTCCATTGTGAACTACTTTTGTTTTTGCCTCTCTTAGTATTTCTGCCATATTTTATATTTAATATTGTTTTAAATCAAACTTCTATTACTTTTTCTTCCAATGCCTTTGGTAGTTCAACTTCAATTAGATTTTTTAATTCATCAGGACTATCTGCAAATAATTCTATTGGAAAATCCGAATATTTAACCATCTCTCCTTCTACATTGTACTGAACTTCATATATACCATAGATGTAGTCACCATCCTCAATTGGTACTTTTACTACTCTATAGTTCCAATAAGATGGGTCGTTAGGAAAGTCCAACCCTAACTCTAATTGATTTGGGTCTACTGACCCGGAATCTAATGTTTCTTCACTCATTTTAATAATTTTTTACTTTCTTTTTCTGTTAAACCGTATTTCATAAGAATGTTTATAATATCATCTTTGGATAGGATATCTAAATAGTCAATAACTTCTCTCTGTGATACTCCGTACCAATTAGATAAATGTAATAACATTTCTTTATTATGTTTACCCGTTCCTTTACCTTTGATGTACTTATCAAACGTCTTTTGTTTAGGTAGGTAATCAAAATATACCTTGTAAACATCTCTTGCAGATAACAACCCAATGGTGTATTTCTGTAGGATGTTTACAATAGGTAATAAATCTGTATTCATACTTAACCATCTATTAATTATGAAAGGTGAAAAGGTCTTCTTATCCATATCAGATAATGAATTCCAACTCACTTTCTTTTCCTTAATACCAGATAGGTGTTCGAATATAGTTTTTGCTTTTGCCATTAAGGTAATAGTTCTTTAGGTAAAAACTTCTCCGATACATTCCCACACTCTGCACATCTAACTACAGGAATCGGTAACATTGATTTTTGTCCATTCGGTGATTGAACCGCTGGAACTTCTTTAAACATTGTTACTTCTTCCCAAAAGATAGAATCACAATTCTCACAATGTACCGTTGGTAACTTTGTGGGGTCTAACTTCATTTGGGCCTGTGGTGGTCCTTGTTTAGAACCACCCATACCGATTACTTTTCCTTTACCTTTTCCCATACTTACTTATTTTCTTCTACAGATACTTTTCTGTATTCAGTTACTAACTTTTTTACTTCTCCAATAGCTTTTCTAGCTCTACCTTTAGATGCTTTAGTTGTACCATTGTGTTCTGTTTCGAATGTTTCAAATAAATCTTTTATTTGTTCGAATAGTTGTTGTGATGTTGCCATAACGTTTTCCTTTTTTAAATTAATTATTGTTTTATATCGATTATTATTTCTAGCAACATTGCCATAATATTAATCTCTTTATCTACTACAGATGTATCTTTATACTGTGCATCTGCAATCTTCAGTATTGTATTACCCACTTTACCATTTGCGTAATCATCTACATTATCATACATAAATCTGTAAAATGGAGTAAAATCTTTAACCTTTGAATCAGCTATCACTTTTCTAACGGATGTAAATGTATCTTTTACACTTCCATTCGATTTTAATAAGTTTAAAACTTCATCCATATAGTTTGCTTGAATTGTTGATGTTTTATCAATCTTCAACTCACCTTTCACTACTTGTCTTTGAGCGGCATTGAGAACTCTACGAATATCAGGATACCCACTATTCACTAAAGTTACCAAATCACCCATCTCATACTTCACTTCTTCAGTATCTAAGATATGTTTCATTCGGATTGCCACCTCTTTCTTAGATGGTGGTGTAATTCCAAATGTTTGACATCTACTCTGAATCGGGTCAATCACTTTCTCTACATAGTTACAAGTCAAAATGAATCTTGTAGATGTTGAGAATGTTTCCATTAGATTACGAAGTGCCGCTTGTGCATTTGGTGTTAGATAATCAGATTCATCTAAGATGATAACCTTCCATTTTCTAAAACCAATTGTTGCTGCAAATCCTCTAATCTTATCTCTTACTGCATCTACTGAGTTTTCATCAGAAGCATTTATATACATAACATCACAATCAATCTGATTTGTTATGATTTTTGCTAATGTTGTTTTCCCAGTACCTGCCTGTCCATAAAGAAGTAGATGTGGTACATCTTCATTCTCTATATAAATTTTTACTTTTTCTAAGATATGTTCATTACCAACATATCCTTCTAATGTATCGGGTCTGTACTTCTCTACCCATAATGTGTTTTCTTTTCTTATCATTTCTTATTTTTTATGAAATACAAATATTGGTTCAAATTTGTATGATTTACCATCATACTCTACTGCATTTTTAATTCCACTCTTAGATGGGTCTAATCCAACCATTCGTGTCATTAACATTTTCAATCTACCTTTATACTCACATCCTAATTCTTCTAAGATATCAATTGAATCTTGTTCCAATGGATAGTAAGTACTTTCACCTATTTTGATATCAGCAATATTCCATAGAATATATCTATCATTCTTTAGATACTCATATATTGTAGTTAGAGTTGGTTTAAGAAAATTATCTCTCCAATCCTCATACTCTCCATATGCTCTAAATGATTGTTTTTCATCTTGTGAATACTGTTCTCTATTAAAGTAAGGTGGTGATGTAAATGATATATCTAACTTACCCTTATACTTTTGAAACTCAGGATTGTTTTGAATCAACTCAGAACCATCTTGGAATATTTCAAATGTATTTGATTGTGATTTAACATCAAAAAATGATGTAAGTTTATCTGAGAAGTCATCAACACAATTTTTGTTGTAGAAGTTTGCAACATACTCATATCTTGTGATACCTAACTCATCAATGAAATTATCAGGATTAGGGTCTGTACCGATATAGTGTGTTTTCTTTCTACTACTCATTGCTCCTATGATTCTACCACCCCAACCTGCAGATGAATCGTAAATATGTAACGGTTCATCGGTATCGATATGTGATGTGTAGTTTTCATAAATCCACTTCGCAGTTAATGCTGGGAAGTTTACCGCAGGTTGTCCACAACTTAGTCTGAATACTTGGATAATCTTTGGAAATATTCCTACTTCCTTTTCATACCAACGTATCTGATAAACATAATCTGTAGTTGTTCCCGCTTCGGATGTATGTGATGATTCGATTCTATCAATATTAGATAACTGAGTTTTGTTTAGATAACCATCATCTTTTAATTTCTGAACCTGTTCAGATGTAAGGTATAAGTTCTTTGAACCTATGTATTCTTGATTAAACGTACCATAGTTATCAATAGTACGTGTCTTAACTTTTGAAATCCAAATATCAAAACCTTTCCACCTTCCATTGAACACTTTACCATTATGAGCATCTTTAATGAAATCAATAGCACCCTGTCCATTCCAAAAAGAATTTTCATCTTTCTTATCAACTATTGAACGAGACCAAGAATACATTGAATCTCTCTTAACCGCTCGTTTCATAATTCTAACAAACTTTTCTTCTAAATCTGGTTCTGAGAAGTGGTCATATATAGATAACCCACCATCTGCAGATTTACCTGTAGAAATCTTAGTTTTCAACATTGTTGGAAAGAATTGATTTACTACCGAAGCATCTTTGTTAAAATTCTTAATAATACCTAATGATAAATCATCCCCACTTAAATCCTTTTCCCAATAATCAGCGGGATTAGATTTAAGTTTTTTAAACTTTGTAATAATACCATCCTCATTCCTACCAATCACAGGTGGTGTTCCAAATACATCCCACTGCTCAGTAACTTCTTTTCGTAAAGTTCTGGCCCAATCAGTAAACTCATCATCAGTCATTTGTAGTAACTGATGATAAGTTGTGTTTGATTGAAATTTGGAAAATTGTGACCGTTCGTAAAAATGATTCATTCTTATGATTGTATTTGTACTAAGTAATAATCTGAAATGTAAGAATCAACTTCGAAGTGAAGGTGGGCCAACCCATCTGTTGAAATCTTTAAACTTGCTGTTTTTGCGTCTCTGTTAGAATTTAGGATTTCTTTTAGGAAATCAGCAGAGAATGAAATAGGTGATACATCTCCATCACATTTACAATCTACATCAATAGAAATTCTGTTTGTGTTTATATTGGAATGTCCAATGATAATTTGTCCTTTACCACCCTTACACTCAAATGTAAAGTTCTTTTCATCTGCCAAAGCACCTTTTGCTTTGTTGAATCTTGTGATAAATGTAGAATCAATTGTAACATCTACATTAAAGTTAGGTAGTTGTTTCAAATCTGGTACTACAGGAATAACAGATAAATCAGCCAACATATAAGTTGCAGATGTCCCTTTATCTGATATATTAAGTGATGTTGTTTTACCCTCAACTTTAGTAGTTGATAGCTCAATATCATTTTCTAATACTGATAACATCTTTGTGAACTTTGTGGTATCGTACACACCATAACTACCTTGTTCAAAATCAAATTCTGATGTTGATACTGTTCCCAACACAGATTTATCATCTGATATAAAAGATGTAGTTAAGGTAGTTCCCTCTACATCCCACTTTACTGATTCGATAAGTCCAGAAAGATTATACTTTTGAACGAATCTGTTAATACGGTTTTTTTCCATAATTTACTGTTTTTTACTTATTATTAATTATTGTTATACAAATATACAAAAACTTTTTGAATTATCCAAATTAAAATCCAAAAAATTGTGATGCCTTTTTTAAATTAGGAGATGGCTTCTCCCATTTCATTGCTAAGTAGAAATCATCTAATTTGTTTTCTAACTCTTTTTGCCAGATTAACTCATAATCTATATACTCTTTTACTAAATCTAAAATCTCAGGTGGGTCGTTGTAACCAGTCATTCCAACTGAATCTAATCCTAACGGATTATTCTTTAGATATACCCACTTAATCTTATCACCATCTTTCATCGGTTCATATTTGTAAGGTACTTTATAGTAATTAAGTAATTGATTGTATGTTAAGGCGGCCTTTACGTGAGCTGGTGTACCCTTTTGAAATTCACCAATTGCCTGTTTCTTAAAGGTGTATTTACTCATACCCTTAACTGCTGAATTCTTTGCGATATCAATGAAGTTTCGTTTAGTCATCTCATCTCTCTTAGTTAAGATATACTCATCTATATTAGTTTTATCCTCATCTTTAAGAATATCCATTAGTACGTTTTCCATCACTTCCTTAAAGTATGTTGGGAATGAACTACGTTTAACATCAAGTCCTTTCACATCTAACTTGTCACAAGGTACTGTGTTATCGTTGATAATCCATTGCGCGTATCTTTTCTTTGATACCCAAAACCCACCTTTGGCAATAGTTTCTTGTTTGATATCAAATCTATGTGAATGGATATTAAACATTTTTAATGCCATAGCATCATACACCTTATTGATATGTCCCTCAACCTCTTTAGCAACTGATAGAATTGCTGGAATCATTTGTTCATCTGAGTTTACATCAATGTTAGGATTCCTTGCCTTTACCAATGGAGTTGCTTCATAGAATACAGAATCAGTATCAACATAGATGTTGTAATCTTTTTCTTCTCCAATGTTTTTACTATAGTATTGATTAGCAATCTTCTCAGTTGTTTTAATTACGGTTTGACCTGTAAGTGTTACTGCCTCAGCATTATCAATATCATAGAATCTGAATGATGGTAATCCCAATACTCCGTAAAGGGAATTCAACATAATCTTTTGTACCAACTGTCTTTGAGCAAAAAACTTATACTTCTCATCATTACCAGCTTTACCAAACTTCTTCATTTGGTCTTTATACTCTACCCTCTTATCAAACCATACATTAAGAATCTCAGGTATGATACCAACCTTATCCGTTCTATAAAGTACACCGTTAGAAGCTACTGATAGTTTCTGCTGGTCTATAAAACTCATAAAGTTTTCTTTTGGTATTGGGTTGGATTCATTACCCTCATTATCTATGATTGAATAACTTTCTAACTCACCTTTCATATGAGATTCAGCGGAATATCCTTTTACCTTACCCATCTTAGTTTCAGGTGAGATATTGATACTCATAATGATTGATGGATATAGTGATGTTAAATCTAAATCATAAACCCATTTGTAAAGACCTGGTTTTGGTTGTTTTACATATGCTCCGATGAATTTATCTTCACCATCAGAACCATCATTATTCCTCAACGCACGTCGTGGTTTATTAGGAGCTACCCTACCATTCCTTCTTAGGAATGTTAATATCGCACCCTCTAACCATTTCGATGAGAATAAGAAATCCTCATAGAAAACGTGTCCTGCGTGACAGATTGCTCTGGCCAAATCGATGAACTGTAGTTTCTTATCCATATCCACTACCAACTCAACATCAACTAAGTTATACTCACAAAACTTTTCAATATCATCTCTGAATAATTGGTCTAAGTTTCCATCATACTCAATCTTACCTCTACTCAACTCTTTTTGTGCCACCGTATCTAAACGATAATTAGGAAGTTGTGTATATGTAAAGTTCTTATAAAGTGCGATGTAATCTAATGCGGATACACCTGCGATGATATATCTCTTACGATATTTGTTCCAATGAACTTTACCGATTGGTGATAATCTATTTGCTTGTTTAGTACCTAATACTCTTTTCAATCTGTTGTAAAGATAAGTAACATCAAAGAAATCAATATTCCACCCAGTGATAATAGTTGGTGAAATCTCTTCCCAAGCATTTACAAAAGCGATTAACATATCCTCTTCGGTTCTGAATGAACGAACCTTAGCTCCTTTGATAGTTTTGTTTATTTCTTCTCCATCACTAATTACATATACGTGATAATCGTTAGTCGCTGAATCGTGGAATGCTACAGATGTCATAGTATTCTTTGCCTCATCTGTATCAGGTAAACCACTATTCATTTCCACCTCAATATCAAATGTTAAGGTAACGTGTCCTACTGATACTTCATCAGAATCACCATACTCATCTATAAGGAATCTAGTAACCTCATTTACATCTGATTCATAAAGTGTGAGATTATCTTCTTTATTCCAAAAGTTAATCTTCTTTAACCTCTCACCGTATATAGATTCATGTGAACCATTTCCATCTCTGTAATATGCGTAGTTTCTGTACTTCTTTGTAAAGTAACCTTTCATATCATCCCAACAATGGATGATTCCTTCATTCTTCTCGTAATATAAATTTTGATACATTAATTATTTTTTAGTTCTTTGATACAATATACGAATTATTTTTTAAATTACCAAATTTTATAGTAATGCATCTAAATGTTTTTGTTCACATTCTATATCCATAATAATGTGGAATCTGTAGTTATCAGATTTGTTCTCTACCCAATGTGGTTTTCGTTTATCCATATAATAATAGTTACCAGTCTTCAATCTATGGTCGATTTCCTCACCATCCAATTTAAGTTGAGTAAATACACAATCATCATCTACCTGAATTGGATAATGAATTCTTAAAGATTGTCCTACTTTTGGGCCATTCTTAGTTTTATACCCCCAACTATCGTTACCTCTATCAGTATGCCTCATAATTAATCCATTCTTAGGTTCTACTCTCGTTATAACCAACCACGTACATTTACCTACTTCAGTAATTGTATCAACAACCTTTTTTAGTTTAGGTAAACTTTCTAATATTTTCCAATCAGTTTCAGATTCAGGTCTAATAGGAACTATCTCAATAGTGTACCAAGTCTTTTCAGGACCACCATAATTTCCATTAATACCATCGTATGACCAAGGGTTTATTGCATCTTGATAACTCTTTACCTCTTCCACCAACTCAGCACATTCAGATTGAGTCAATGATTGAAAATTCATTTTCTTAATAGTAATATCTTCGTATTCGGAAACACCAGGTTGATATTTACTACCAATGTAGTATATCCCCCTAACTTCAGAACCAACTGCAGTAATCTTAGAGGATAACCACTTCGCACCCATCTTCTCCATTACTAACTTATCTGATGGTAATTCCATATTAATTTCTGTAAACCAAATATCAATTGGGTCTACATCTATAAATTTGTTATATGAATCTGTACGATGTGTATAGATGTGTTCAATCATATCATCCAAGTATTCTGTTTGATATGCAAATCTGGTTATCTGTAAATCACCCATTTGGATAGTTCCAACGATATCATCTGCAAAATCTTTTATACCTCTTTTACCTTTTGATTTCTTCATAAAATAGGCCCATAACAAATTCCCATCATTATCTTTTTTAGTGTAGTATTCACCATTTTCATTAGAATCAAATATGTTCTTCCAATTAACTTTTTTGAAAGGGTCTAAGTTCTTTTCTTTAGTTGCGATTGGTTGATTCTGATGTTGTGTTGGTACATCATAATTTTGAAAGAAGTTTGCTTCAATCTTTAACTGTTCTTTTATTGTGTCTTTTATATCTGCCGTTTTCATATTATTTTATTTTTTCCAAATCCACACAGGTTCACAAAATGTTTTACCTACGTTTTCATCGTGTTTTCTCAATTCTTCTTCTGTATATCTGTGTCTATCTTCTTCGATAACCAAACCAGCTCCTACAGAACCAGGTCTTTTGGCCATTTCCATACCTAAACAACCTTCGTAAGTACCACCCAACGATTTAATAAAATCATTCATTGGATTTGTGATTTCTAAGTACTTTCGTTCACCACCCGATGAACCATATACATCTGCAATGTTTATCGCCATATAACCACCTTTTTTGATTGATGGCCATATTCTTTCTAATGTTGCGTGTAAGAAGTTCTTATTCCATTCATCGATTGTTTTATATCTAATCCAACTTTGAGTATCATCATATGAATATCTTTCTACTGAGAAATACGGTGGTGATGTGAATACCATATCAAAATGATTCTCATATGGAGTAAAATCAAAATCCTCAGCAGGTGTACAATGGAACTCCCACTTTTTATCTTCTTCAAAGAATCCTAAATGTTTGTTATAGAACTCACCTTGCATTTGATATAATGGATGATTCTCTTTACGTGGGTCTAACCCAACATAATGTTTAGTGTTTGATGCACCCATAAATCCAGCGAATCTATCACCCCAACCTGCACTAAAATCTAATACGTTCTCAGAACCCATCATCTCATAGAATACCTTCGCAACATTTGGTTTGAATGCTGAACATATATACTTTCTTAAACTTAAACAAACTCTTAGTTCGTTTCTTGTTACCTTTGGGAACTTTAGAGAATATAACCCACCCATAAGTGTTACCATAAACTTTCTCGTTTCCCAAGTTCTCTTTGGACCAGGTGATACCGTTCCATCTACACCCCAACGGTTTTCTTGTTGAAAGTAGTTTGATGCATTGTTACCTGTATTCAATCTACGGATGTATTGTGGTTTACCTCTAAAGGTTAATGAATACGTTGATTCACTTGCCTTTCTCTGAAACCACTCATCTTCTCTAAGTAATTCATTCCACCTAATACCTTTAAGTTTCATAAAATCTTTGTATGCATCCAACTCAGATAATTCTGCAGTTGGTAGTTCGTAATCCATAAGGATATCAGCTAAACATTCCTTTACTTCATCCTTCGGAAATGTTTCTTTGATATAAGTCCATTGTTCTTCGTTGATTGCGAAGTATGGCTCCATATCTTTAAATTGTTCAAAATACTGTTTAATTTCACTCATAACGTCTAATATACAAAATTATTTTTAATTATACAAATATTTTCCACCTATATTCCAAAAGAGAATATCACCATCTATTTGCTCTATATTGTTTTCTAACCAATGCCATTGTTTTATATCCCAAAACTGATTACATGGAAATGGTGTTTCATACCAATCCATTCTATCATCAAAATCGTATTCTGATTTACGAATATCAATTGGTAATTGTCCTAATCCGTTTTTAATTAACATTTTACTAATAGAACTATTTGATGATACACAAGTTGTATAAATCTTTCTATCGGTGTTTGGCCAAAATTCTTTTAATTCTTCCTCAAAAAAACCTTTTGCTAATCCTGAAAGTGATACACCACTTCCACTTGAAACTATCAGATTTTTAAAATGTTTATATGGTTGAATTCTATTTTTTAGATAATCTTTATAAAAATTATGGTCAAATGCATATGGTAACATCTGCCACCCCTCTTCTCTTGCTTGTTTTTTAAGAGCATTATACATAATGGCCATCATATTAGGTCGTATGGGGTTAAACTTACAGTTAGGGTAATTCTCTTTAACCTCACTTAGTAATTGTTTTGATATTTTTTTAGAATCTGGATGTGAATAATGAAATTCTATACCCAAATCTTCACATACGGCAGCAAGTGTCCACCCACTCCAACTTCCATCTACTGATAAGTGGGTTAGTGGTTTAGATTTATCAACGTATTTATCTACCAATTCGTAAATAGCGGCCATTTTACCCCAAGGTGGTAAATTAGTACCATCACCCATAAGGTCATCTCTCTTTACCCAAACACTTCTACCCTTTATAGTATATTCTTCTAACGGTGTATCTTTATTTAACCCTAAAACCATAAATTATCTAATCTTTTTAAATGTGGGTCTTTAACATTATTATCTAAACAATTATCTATAATCTTTTTAAGATTATCTGCGAACTCCACATTAACATAACCACCTAACTTACCTTTAGAATCTTTGGGTTGATTATACTCCCACGATGTATGTTCATAGTATCTTATATTTTTTTGTGATACTAATGTACTTCGTATATCTGATGATAACATATCAAAATGTCCTACCTTTAGTTTACCTGATGATGAAAACTCTAACAACCCACCATTATCAATCACATCACCTCTGGCGATAGATATAATAGTTACTTCATTCTGAATCTTAGAAAATAAAGTTCTATTAAAGTAATTTTTAGTATTTTTATTAAGAGGCATTGTAATAACAATAGTTTTACAGAACTTTAAATATCTATCAATCTCTTTTTGTTCTGTTTTACTATTCACTACATTGAAATTACCAATTCTACTTTGAACTTCTTTTGAAATAGAACCATTCCCAAATATTAGAATTGCATCATCATCTGTAATCTTATTACAAATCCATTCACCACAAGGTTTAGCGGTTGGTGCTGTTGCAACTACACCCACATTTCGTTTTCTACATTCTTCGATATTAACTGTATCAACACCATGTGCTCTACAGACTACCCATTCTAAGTTTTTATATCTATCTAATGTTACTTTACCTACTTTACTGAATTTTGTAGATATTAACTTTATGTTATCTACATTTTCAGTATCAACCTTACCATAAGCACCTAATACATTAGCTGATGGAAATCGTTCTAATACGACTGGTGTTATGTCCGATTTGTCTTTTAATATAATGTTTTGGTATTTCCCCATTTACAAATAATTTTTCAAATATTGATTCTAACTTTTCTTTTTCTTTTTTGAGATAATCAGTATGTGCTCCAACTTGGAATGTTTTTTTCTTTCTCCATAGTAACTCATCTGAAATCTCACCTTCAAATGCCTTTCTAAGCACATACTTCATAATTTTACCACTACCACCATTTTCATCTCTATACTTAGTTGGTATTCGTAATCCGAAATCAATCAACTTTTTGTTTAAAAATGGTGTTCTTAGTTCTACCTTACCACCATACATCATTGCTTTGTTGGTTCTAATAAGGTTTGTTTTATGTAGATTATTTAATAAATTAACTCTACGCTTATGATAATCTAATGGAACTGGCCAACAGAATCTAAACACATCACCATATGATGCAAATATCTCATCTGAACCCTCTCCACCGAATACTACCTTATAACCTTTATCTCTAACTTCCCAAGATAAAAATAGTTGAGCTACTGATGGAGATATCTGAGTCCACTTGTGTGTTTCAGATGCCCATATGGATTCTTCTAAATAATTTTCAACATCAGATTTTGTTATGTTAACTTCATGTAGTTTAATTCCGAACTCTTTTGATGCGATTCGGGCATAGTGTAAATCATCTTTTCTTTTTAGATTCTTTTCACTTTGTACATTAACAACAAAAGATTCTATATTTGGTATTTTTTTAGAAAGTAGATATGTAATTACAGTAGAATCAATACCACCACTTAGTATAGTACATACAGGTACATCAGCTATTAATTCATCATCAACTGCTTCTTCTAAATACTTTCTAAATTGTTTTGCATAATAATCAATTCCCATATCCTCACCCTCAAATTCCACTAACTGTTCATCGGTTGTTGGATAATATTCAGGAGTTTTAAAAGAGAAATACTGTGTTTTGTTTAATATCCCCAATTTATTATATGTTATGAATGTACCAGGTTCTACTATATTTATGACTTCTTTATTTTTAAAATCAGAATTAAATTTAGAACCTTTATCTATATTATAATATGGTAAATTCAATGAAGTGGTTAATCCCTTTATCTCAGATGAGAAAGCAATGTACTGACCATCGAAGTAGTAGTACAATGGTAATCTACCAATAAAATCTCTACCTAAAGTTAGATTGTCTTCTTCTTTATCATAAAATGCAAATGAAAACATTCCTTCGATTTCATTCAACATCTCTGTGAGATTATCTTTGTATTCTATTAAAAAATATAATAATAATTCTGAATCAGAACTATCTGTTTTGAATTCATACTTCTCTCTTAGAGATTTATCAAATTTTTCAAATGTAGATTTCCACAACTCACCATTAAATGCCAGATAATATCTACCATCCGATGATATCAATGGTTGGTTTGCGGATTCTGATAAATCTTGGATTGATAATCTGTTATGGGTCATATACATATACCCATCATTTGTTTTAAATTCAAAAATAGTATTACCATCCGTTCCTCTATGAAACATAGATGTTAATCCATTTTCTACTTCGCCAATATCTCCAAAGATATTACCACCTAATATACCACACATACATAACTATTTATTTTACTAATATACAAAAACTTTTTGAATTATCCAAATTTTATCTAACTTCATTTAGATAAATCTGTTTCTGTTGAACTCCTACAAATCGCTTAACTTCGGTAACACCATCTACCAATATAACTGTTGGGATGTTTCTAACACCGTATTTTTGGGCTCTTTCATAATCTAAATCAACATCAATCTTTTCTACTGAGATTTGAGATGATACTTCATTCATAATAGGTGATAAGCTCTTACAAGGGCCACACCATTGTGCTGAAAAATATAAATATTTCATTCTTTCTTCCTTCTTTTAGTTAAACAATCTATACAACTTTCTGTGACTGGTAAACATATTGGAATTTCTTTTCCACAACGTTTACATACTTTTTTAAATTTACCCATCACAACTTAAACAATCAGGGTCCATCGCTTGTTGAGCAATATCACCTCTTAATACTGATTCGGTTCGAGTGTAGTATAAAGTTTTTACACCTTGTTTCCACGCTTCCATATGAACTGTGTTCATCCACTTCGGAGTTGCCTCTGATGGGAATGCTAGGTTCAATGATACCGATTGGTCTATGTATTGTTGCCTAACACCCGCTTGTCTAACTAACTCTAATTGGTTAATCTCTTTGAATGTTTTAAATACATCTTTTACTTTATCACACTTAGTGGTATCAATCTCACTATCTATTTCAGTTAGTTTACCATCACAATATACCCATTTATCTAATTCTTTAATATCTTGTACAGAACCACCATCAGCTAATATCTTATCCCAAGTATCTTTGTTATTGATACCCACTTTTCTAAGTGCTTTTTCTAATTCTCTATTTTTTCTAATGAACGTACCTTTTGCGGTTTGTTCCGTAAATACGTTTGCCGCCCAAGGTTCAATACCCGGTGAAACGTTACCTGCTAACTTTGAGTTGGATACAGTAGGTGCAACTGCTCTTAGGTGAGTATTTCTCATACCACTATCTTTACACCACAATGGTTCACCTAATTCTGCACCCATATCTCTACTTGCTCTTTCGGATTCAATCTTTAATTGAGAAAAGATTCTACGAGTTTCAAACTGAGCTGGTAGTGAATCAAATGGAATACCTTTTTGTTGTAGATATGTATGCCATCCTAATACACCTAATCCTAATGCTCTACCCTTTTCTGCAGAACGTACTGCGTTTTCGAATCCTCTCATATTCTTAGCTCTTTGTAAGAACTCTGATAGGATACCATCTAAGAACCAAGTTGCAGTATAGATTAAATCGGTATGTTTCCACTCATCGTACTTTGATAGATTAAGTGAAGATAAACAACAAACGAATGAATGTGATTCATCTGTATGTAATGTAATCTCAGAACATATGTTAGTCATATGAACTTTCAATCCATTGTTTTTGTATTGTTCAGGATTCTGTTTGTTGATGTTACCTTTGTACATCACATATGGTTCACCAGTTGCCTTTCTCTTTTGAAGTACCTTACCCCATTTTCTACGAGCTTCCGAATCACCATCTTCTAATCTTCTCATAAACTTATCACCAACAACCACACATTGATGTAAATTCAAACATTGTCTGTTTACATCACCTTTAGGTTCTCTGATTTCAATCCACTCATCAAAATCATCGTGGTCGATGTTAAGGTTAACTGATGCCGCTCCTCTTCTCACAGAACCTTGATTGGTAGCGAGAATTGTTGAATCATAAATCTTAGCGAATGGAACAACACCATCGGATGTTCCGTTTTGAGTAATATTAGAACCTGCTGGTCGAATCATATTCAATCCAACACCTACTCCACCACCATGTTTGGCGAGTAACATCATTTCTAAATTCTTAGTACCGATATCTTGAATAGAATCGGCTACATCAATTCCAAAACAACTGATAGGTAATCCTCTATCAGTACCAGTGTTTGATAAAACAGGAGTTGCTAAGTTTAACCAACCCTTCCAAATGTAATCGAAGAACTTTGTTGCCATTTGAGGTTTACCCAATCTTCGAGCGGCTGTTGTTGCTACTCTCCAATATGCATCTTTAGGTTTTTCACCTTCAAGTAAGTATCCCTTTGATATTGTCTTAACGTAGATTTCTGTATTTGCCCAAGATGGAAAATCTACGTCTATTTCCCAATCAAATTCAGCTCCAAAGTTTTTCATTCTTTTATAAACACTCCATTTTCAGTTTTCCCTTTTCTATCTTTAATTTCATTCCATGCAGCTTCTAAACATTCTGTAGGATGTAATCCTAACTGCATTGATAGTATAATTAATGTAACGAATGAATCTCCGATTCCATCTACTATCTCATCTTTATCGTCTTTAAGGAGAGCTCCGGCTGTTTCACCGACTTCTTCCAAAACTTTCAACATCTGTTTAGGGGCATTATCTTTTACTAAGATACCTTTATCATCTGCCCATCCGATTACGTTTGTAATCAATTCATCAAAATTATTCATAACTTATTTTTTTATTATTATTTTACCAAATATCGTTGAAATCTTCACCTTCATTTGCCTTAGAGTAATCTGTAGGTCTTACTGCGAAGAAATCTGTATGTGTTGTTCCACCTGTTAAATGGTAGAACCAATCTAAATTAGATGCTTTAGTATCATCAAATTCAAATGTAGGTTCGTAACCTAATTCTTTTAATTTCTCATTACCTCTTTTAGAGATAAATTCTTTTAGATTCTCTGATTTTAGATTTTCTAAATCACCCATCTCAAACATCTTATCAATGAATTTGTGTTCCATCTCAACCATATATTTCGCCGCTTGAGTAACATCATCCTTTACTTCATTAAACAATTCAGGATACTCATTACACATTTCTCTGAATAATTGACATCCCATTTTAGAATGAAGAGATTCATCTCTAACACTCCACTTCATTTGCTGTCCGATTCCTTTCAGAAGATTTCTCATCTGAAAAGAATACAGAACTGCAAAACTACTATATAAAGATACACCTTCTGCAAATGCTGAGAATATCGCTAATGAACGGGCCACTTCTTTTCTTGCAATAGGATTCTTCTGTAAATCCTCATGTGTCCAATCTGCCGAAGTAGCGGTTAGGAATTCAAATTTTTCTGCAATTGCAGGTTCGTGTAGGAAAGCCTCAAAATCTTCTAAACCTAATGATTCGTTTAGATATGAGTAAGCTGTGGCGTGTATTGTTTCTTGTGAACCAAACATCATCGCCATTTGTTTAATTTCATGTTTAGGAAACCATTTGGTTACCATTGTTGTCCAATAATCAGATACAGCACATTCCGTTTGAGCAAATCCTAATAGGATATTACCCACTAAGTGTTTTTCGGATTTATTTAAATTTTCGTTCCAATCCTTTAAATCACCTTGCATTGGTATTTCGGTATGTAACCAAAATGCTTGTGCTTGTTTTAACCAACCTTCTGTATAATAGTGTGGATATTCAAATGGTTTGAATGGTACTCTCTCTTTAAATAACTGTGTCATATTTTTACCTTTTATTGTTATAATTCTGTTCTGTTGGGTTATAATATATATGGATTAAAAATCAATATCTTTATTCATTTCATTATATTTTTGTAACAAATTCTTTCTCACTAACTCACCCCCATTGTTCATATCCTTTTGGGTTTTTTTACCATCAATGGAATCATCATTGTAGATATCAATCCTACCATTACTCATATTAGCTTTTGAAGGTAAAGTCATCCCATCAGGCCCAAATCTATTTTTTATTACGTGCCATCTACCTGTACCTGCTAATTTATCTTCAATCTTCCTACTGAGTGATACTACGAAGTCTGCAGTCATCAATTTTGAGAATGAACCAGCTATAGAAGTACCAGTAATAACATCATCATTTGCCCCACTACGATTAATCTGAGATGCTGTAAATAGTGGAACTTCGTATTCACCTGCAATACCTCTTAAACCCTCTACAATCTCTTCTAACTCTTCGTGTCGTTCTTTTCTACTATTACCTTTTAACAAATCAGCATAATCTACGATAATCAAATCTGGATTCTTACCTTGTAGTTTAAGTTTATCCAAAGATGCTCTCATAGTATTCAATCCTGCGGATTTAGTTGGCCAATGTTTTACGATAATATCACCACTTAATCCCTCTACTTGAGTTCTAACATCATCTAAATTAAATTTAAGATTAGGTACAGCGATTCCAGTCAATACTGAATCATATCTCTGTCCTACATAACCTTCATTAAGTTCTAATGTATAGTGAACTACTGTTTTACCTTTTTTGGCGGCCGCCATACCCACATTTACCAATGCCCACGATTTACCAATACCTGGTGGAGCGGCGAACATTATCAATTCACCTTTACCAAAACCACCATCTACTAATTCATCGATTGCATCCCAACCAGATGGTATTACATTTCTAACTGTGGATTGATATCTTTCAATGATGTTTTCTTTATACTCATGTCCAACATCAGTATCTTGTCCAGCTTTCATCGCATCATCTATCTTAGATTTGATTACATCGAATTTACCATCACTCAATAAATCTACAGATTCTAAGATAGCGTTTTTGAAAGTTTGATTTTTACAGAACTCTAAAGATTGTTCTTTAACGTACTCTAAATCATCTGATTCTAAACCATTCCAAACTTGTTTTAGGTTATCTACTATAGATTGTTTGAGAACATCTCTCTCAACCTTATCTACTTCGTTTTTAAAGACATCTAAGGTTGGTAGTTGTGAAAAGTTATCAAAGTGAGATAATGTTTTTGTTACTATCCATTCATTAGCATCTGAATCAAACATCTCAGGTTTAAGGATATCATACATTTGTTGTAAGAATATCCTATCTGATAATAGAGATGAAAGTATCTTTATCTGAAATGATGTACCAAATTTGTTTCCGAATTTATCCATATTGTACCAATATACGAATTATTATTGTAACTACCAAATTATTTTCTAGTTTGTTTTGAATATTTATCCAAATCACCCCAAGAGTTTACTAACCACGTTTCTACATTCTTAAATGCAGTATATAGTTTATCAACCATAAACTCTTTTTTGAATCCAAAAGAATTTAATCCGTTGATTGGTGAATCAATGATATTTCGTACATTTGATGTAATCGATGAACCCATTATTGGTTCTGATAACTGCATTAAATCGTAATTTAATTTCAAAGTATCGGTATGTTCCAATATTTTGTTTTTCAGTTTCTCATCATCCAATTGAGATACCCTTTCGAATAAGGTATCTAATGTTAATCCATCCGATTGAAGGAAATCTAATTTGTTTATTAGTGTTTTTGGTCCGATACCCTTTACACCAGGAATATTATCGGATTTATCACCATCAAAAATTCTATAATATACTAAGTTTTTTGATGGAACTCCATATAACTCTTTTACATCCTCTTTATGCATCCATTTCTTCTTAGTTGGTAGATATACTGAAATTCTATCATCCACCAATTGTAAGAAATCCTTATCAGAGGAAATTATCATAACTTCTTTTTTAAATATATGTTTGGCAGCGTATGCCATAATATCATCTGCTTCAATGTAATCAATGTAACACAAATCAACAGGTAAGAACTCTAAGTATTTGATTAACGTATTAAAGTTACGTTTCATAGATTCTGCCTGGTCTTCTAAATCCTCATAACCAACCAATCTATTAACTTTGGTTAATCCTGTTCTACCTTCTTTGTATCCCTTATACATCTTCTTTCTACGTTGAGAACCACCCTTACCATCAAAAACTACCAACACTCTAGTTGGTTTGTTCTTACGAATAAGAGCGCCGAGGGATAACAGACAACCTGTTACCCCACCGACATGCTCTCCATCATCATTCAGAGTTGGAACTGCTCCAAAACATCTGATGAACAAATTCAATCCATCTACAATCATAACTTTATCATTAACATTCCTTTTAGGAGTTTCTGATAGTTTATTAAACATTTCTTTGTAATTAGATTTCGTGTCCTTCATCGAGTTTTGTTGTATCTGTATTTGCGTTCTCAGTTGCTTCTTTGTATCCTAAGATATATGCATCACAGATTTGTTTATACATTTGTTCCTTTACCTCTGGTCTATCTTCTAAGATTTTAGTAAAACCTTTTGCTTGGAATTTAATCTCTTCTCCAGTTGATTCATCAACCCAAGTATACCAAGCACCACTTACTGTTACCAACTTATATGTTTTCATAGTATTTAACCACGAGCCATATCTATCGATACCTCTATCAAAGTAGATTTCAAAATCAACTGCTCTTAGTGGTGGGCCCATTCTGTTCTTAATGACCTGAACTCTAGTCTTAATACCAACAGTTTGTTCTACACCCCCAACTTTAGAATTGAGTTTACCCATTTGTTTCATTCTTAATCTACAAGATGCGTGAAAACCTAACGCTTTCCCACCTGATGTAGTATAAGGGTCTCCAAAGGATACTCCCATTCTAACTCTAAGTTGATTTGTGAATACAACCAATATTCTCTCTCTACCAATAAGATTTGTAATCTTTCTCATTGCTTTTGAGATAATGATTGCTTTTTGGGTAGCATAACCAGCTTGGTCATAATCAGCTGCCAATTCTACTTTAGTAGTTGCCGCCGCAACTGAATCAACTACTATTGTTACCAACCTATCGTTATCAGATTTTCTAACTGATTCGATAATTGAATCCATAGCATCAAAGATATCTTCTACTGATTCTAAAGGTACATAAAGTAACTTTTGAGTATCAACACCTAATGCTTCTAAGAATTCTTGATTGATTGCGTTCTCCGTATCAATATACACTGCCAATCCACCCTTCTTCTGAGTGTTTGCTAATGTATGTGCTGATAACAGAGATTTACCACTCGCTTCTAAACCAGTAACCTCTACAATTCGTCCGACAGGAAATCCACCATTAGGTCGATTTGATATTGCTAAATCTAACATATCATCTCCAGTCGACACCCACTCAGTTAAGTCGGTGGGTGTCTGTTCGGAGCCATCTAAGAAATAAGCAACTTTCGCTTGTCCTTTGAACTTTTTATTAAGGTTATCAGCTAAAATCGATGATAATTCATCTCGATTTGTTTTAGCCATTTATAACTTATTTTAATTATTGAATAAATCTTCAAATGCATCTTTTACATCTGAATTTGTTGAATTACTCGCAACCGCCTGTGGTTGTGAAGTTGATTGAGTAGTGTTTTGAGTAGGTTGAGTTTCCTCTTCCTTATTATCCTCACCAACAGTACCATGTTCCATCCAAGTTTCCAATAAACCTTTCATATCATCATATGAGTATTTTTTGAACATACCTGGTAATTCAATTTGGTCTTTTACAGATTCTAAAACGTTTTTATCTTCTGTAATTGGAGTTTGGTTTGGTTTAACTCTGATATAAGTTTCAGGATAGTTCTTACCTAACTCTTTAGCGGTTTTAAACTCAACAGTAATATCTCTACCACTAGTCGGGTCTGTTAAATCACCATAATCTGGGTCTGCGAAGAAAGCAAGTAGTTCTTGATACACAGTTTTACCAAATCCCCAAAATTTGATTCCTTCAGATTCCTCACCTCTTACTAATACAGGAACATAAGTTCTCATTTTAGGAGTAAGTTGTTTTGAAAGAT